GTTGTGAGTTACACATACGGGTTAGAGGATACCCATAACTGCAAAGAAAGAACAGAAGAACCATAAACATGTTCAACAACCTTACCACAATCGGCAACAAATTAAAATGCCTTTAGGTACACATGGACAAAACCAGGTGTGGTTGAAGCCCTCCGGGCTTATTCTATCCTCTCAAATAGGAGACACAAAGCAACGTAATGTCGGCTTTCATCCACACGGGTGAAATACATTACCTTCAAAACATCGCTTACTTTCCTCCTAAATACAGGGCCACATAAACTAATCACATTAAATGATGTAAAAGTGAAAAATACTGACACGAGCTCTTACAAGAAGAGACCCTCCATCCTAATTTATTTTCCAGGACAGGCGGGATATCGAGTGGCGTCCTATCGATACGGAATTTCTTCCGACGAGAGGCCGCCGAATATTTAACAAAACGTTTTGCTCGATTTAACCAACGTTCAGGCTCAAGGACTATGTCATCTTCACCGATAAAATTCTTTTCACGGTGATTGACAAAGGAAGTCCAATAAAGCGGACCGAGGTTACTCTCCTCAAACTCAGATAAGACTCGAGGTTCACAAACGGCATTTAGGTCACTTCGAAGTAGGTCGTGGAATAACCACTGCTTTCCGCCACAAGGACGGTTAGTTAAACCTCTTCGATGCATATACCAGGCTGTCCGTAAATCATAAACGGATGGTAAGCCTGGGAGGCCAAGGCCTCCAAACCTAGCCGGCAGATTAAAAGGTACACGTTGAAGAAGATTGTATGAAATGTTTTTATTACACTTTCTTCTAAGATCCCCGCTATTCCAATGAATTCTTTGGGACCAATCCTCTTGATAGGACTCATAAAACTCGTCGCGAAGACCCTTAAACTTGTTAAGGATGGCCGGAATATACAGTTTGTCGTATTCCCCGCGCATCCTAACCATAGTGTCAAGGTCTAAGCCACGAAGATTATGAGAAAAATCCTTCCAAGAGGTCTCGTAATCCATACCTTCAAACTCGTTACTATTTTCGTAACCCTCACTCCTCTTCATAGCACTCGCCAATCCCATCATCATAACGGGGACATAGTGCCAAAATCGAGGTCGTTCGACCCAAATATCATTTGTATAGTCAAATTGACTAACACAATAAGAAGAGTAAGGACTTTTTCCATAACGGAAAACACGAGAGTTCATCTGCAACCTACCTACGCTATAATCAACCTTTCCCGGGGACGGACTAAGTCCGAAAGATTCCCCAAACACAGTCCACTGCTCAAATGCGCGAGGACAAGCCTCAAAAACGCAGTCGTCACCGTTAATAAGCAGGGCTTCGTCCCAGTCTATAGGATTATATTCCATAGCCATTTTACACAAAGCATAATTGGCAAGACACAGGACAGGGAAAGACGTGACAGAACCCATAAGCTGACCACGAGTCTGCTGTAAAGGTTCAAAAGAAACAGGTATAGCTGTTCCACCGCGGGACCAGGACTCTTTCGTTCCAGCTTTACTGATAACACGCCGCGTATCTAAAATACCATTGGTATACTCAAAGGTTTTAAAACCCGTGAGCGAACGCTTAAAGAGAGTGCGGAAATCTTCGCTAAAGTTACTATAAAAAGTATCGCAAAGAATATCGGCAATCTCGTTGGAAACCCAACTATGAATGTTATCGGTAGAACCAATGTAGTCACCGCTGCAGATCGGTCGATCAGAAAATTTAAAGACCGAATCTATGACCAATTCGTCAATTGGTCGCCCAGTCAATTGAAACTGAGGCATGTCACGTAGTAACTTACGTAATGGATCAATATAGGAGTTCATTACAAACATCAAATAGGGTGGACACTTCGTAATCATACGAACTTTTAGTGCTTCCGACAATGAAACGGGAGCAACTATAGGGTCCTCACTTTGACAAAACTCACGACAGTAGAGATAAAAATTTTGAAAATTATCCTCAATCGGAGTTGGGTCATAGAAGAACTGGTCAGAAATGACCTTTCCACCCTTATCTTGATCATAAACAACAGAAGGACGCACAAGCAAACCAGACGCAATCGGCTTAACATGAGCCAAAAAATAATTATCGTCTAGAAACGTGCCAACACAACCACCCCCACCGCGACTATTTACATAATTCGCGGAAGTTGAGGGCACACGTGGTACACGCGCAACATCTTGCACTTGGCATTTCTTACCTTCTAATAAGTTACTGATATAAAAACGTAGTTTTTCACATATATCAGGATCCCGCACAGAGGGAGTACTGCGAAATATATCATTTCGCCACTCTTCTTGGGCTTCTTGTAAGCCACGAGAATCAGGACGAGGCAGTCCTCCTTTGAGACCAATCAAAATCGAATTAAGAAAACTTTCGAATTGAGCGGGATCTTTCTTCTTCAAATTATATAAAAACCGTTCAGCACGGCCATACAAAATTACACCAGGCAGTGCAATTGGAGAAGAAAATTTCACATCATTTACCTGACTTAAACCTGAGTGAAAGCGCCAAAATGAAACTATAATATGTTTCATGGCCTTTACCCAGCCTAAAGCACTCAATTTATTTTTATACGAGTGAAAAATAGTCAGGGCGCATCGGATCGAACGATCTAGATTATAATTTAAATCATTAAAGCCGTAAGCACGATATACGGCAACGATGCGTCTAAAACAAAGATTGATTAGTTTATCTACGGACAAGTGCTTATGTTCCTGGACCATCACGTGGTCCGGAGCATAGTCCGGGTTTTCAAGCCCTCTAACCTTGGCTTCGCCTGCGGGCCGGCAACTTTCTGGAAATCCATATCCATAGTTGTCGGCTTCAACAGACGGCGAACCGTTTTCGTCTTTAGACTGAAGGCACTCAGTGTGCACCTTTTTGTGCATACGCTGAGCCTTCAGCCTACACACCCGAGTGGGAAGAGATTCCCAAGGGGTGGTGATAGGCATCATCTTAGACAAG